TTACCCATGGAGTCAGTGTGAGATCATCTCCAAGTACTTCTGGATCAGTAAGTACATAACCAATAAATTGAACTTCTCCTTCAATTTCTCTGGTTGCTTCACCAGTTTTAGCGATAAGATGCTGACCCGTTGGTAAAATAACAATTTTTATATTCATGTTTGATGTTTAACCTCTGATAATTATAGCAAGAAAAAAGAGGGGTGTCAACTGGATTGTGCCAGTTACCCCTCGCCTGCGACGACGATATTCGATTTTATTTAGTCCTTAATAATCACCTTAATTCTTGCATTATGAGTATGGCAAGATCTTAAAGGTAGAACTTTACGTTCAGTATACCACCCATACTTATCATACTTAGTAACATACTTAATTTTCTTACATCTTTTCCAATCACGCCGAACCATTACATCCTTTTCAGGATAAGAATACGTGCAACTGGTTCTTGGTGTTCTTGGATGAGCAAGGACTGGTGAAGAAATAAAAAGTGCAGCAAGTCCAATAAAAATATTGTTCATGATAAATGAAAATAATAATTAGAGATAATCTTTTCTTTGATGATGCTCGGGAACAATCTTACCAAGAGTTATTGTTAATAACCCATCCTCAAATACAACTGATCTAACTTCCGTTTCATCTGAGAGGGTCCAAGATCTGGTGAAAGATCTCTGAGCCACTCCTCTGTGGACGAATGTTGCTTCTGTTTCCTTATCTTCTTTTTGTCCTTCGACAAAGAGTTTTCCGTCTTGAGTGTAGACATAGACTTCTGCTTTCTTAAATCCTGCGAGTGCTAATTCAAGTTTAGATTCGACATTACTAACTTGAATTAAATTAAATGGAGGATAATTGCTTGTCGTTTCATGCAGCGTTTGAAGACGATCAAAGTAATCATCCATGCCAATGCTGTATTTATTTATACGATCAATAAGAGAAGGCAAGTCTGCACTATGAAACCTTTGAATAGTTCCCATTATGGTAGCTCCTTTAAAAGCGAGTTTGTGTTGTGTGATCCCCGAAGGCAATCACACATATTTATATCATAGCACAAAAAAACAAGGTAGTAAACCCCGTAATTTTTTTATTCGGTTATGCAGAAAGACCTTTGGTAAAGATACATATATAAGATATAAATTACCACATTGACTTGTAATGAAACTGCTGCACAATTACAAAGTATATACTGAAGAAAACATTAGAAGAATTTTTGAGTTATCACCATCAATAGAAGAAAAGTTCTATGTTGAAAAAAAATCAAAATTAAGATATGGAATAATTAAAAACTTCTATAAAGATCCTGAAGGAGTTGCAGCATTCTTTGAAAACTATCCTTTAGTTAGAAGATCCGAAAATACTACATTTAGAGATAGATCTGTTCATAGCAATTCTCCAGGAATACAAGGATATGCTGGTTTAGATGTAAATAAATCTCTGAGACACTTATACAAATATCTACATGGTGCTCTACAAAGGGGAGGATTTCCTCACAAAACAAAAGTAACTAAGGAAGAAGTTATAAAGAGTGAAGGTAGATTTACTACCGAATTTGATATTGCTTTTTGGGATGTTTACAATAATTTCTATTGGAAAGGTATGGATGCGACCACTGCATCACAAATTCCACATTTTGATACCTTCAACATAGGTTTTAACGTCTGGTTGTCAAAAAATGTTCCAGAAGGAACTGATTTTTATACCTACCAGTATAAAAATCATAAACCAATATTTTATGTACAAGAATTTATTGAACGGCACACAGGCGAGGATGAGTTTATTCAAGAATTTTTTGACCACTTTAATAATGTTCTTCAATTAAGCGGTCACGAAGTGGATCCTTCAGCAAATCTTTCCCATGATATTCCTCTTGACAGCAGATTTTCAGAACATGGAATATGGGATCAAGAAAAAAATACTACAAAAGAATGGAGGAAATGGTTTACTCTTCCCGCAGAATATAATACTTGCACGTTCTATCCTGGCATCTTTTTCCACAGACCTTCAATTAGTAAAAATTTTCCAGAAGATATATTAAGATTCTCTCAAGTTTTTACTCATGCCTGGATGACTGCAGAAAGATTCCAAAGATCTTATTGGTCATGGTCACGAAGTGATGCTTTTATGAAAGGAGCTTGTAATCCAAAAACTATGCTATTCATTTAGGAGTTTCTTCAACCTTCTTCTTCTTGGAACCAATATTATACTTAGTTTCCAAAACCCAATCGTGCTTGTCTTTATAGGAAAGCACTTTTATTTGGTTTAAAGGTGCAATGTCTTGAATCTTAGATACATCAACAATTTCAATCAAACCCCAATCAGCAAGGAGTTGTGCAATACGATTACGACGCTGAACATCATTAACTGTCAAATTCGCGTGCTTTCCATCTAATGCAAATAGTTCTTTAAAGTGAACAAGAAAATATCTTCCTTGCTTGTGAAGAATATGACAACTCTGATAGATCTTCTTTTCCTTTCTTGATGCGACTCCGATTCTCGTTAAAGTTTCACGAACTTTTAAAAAATCGTCTGGTTCTCTAAGAAGAACCTCAACCATTTGATCGGGTTTCCACTTTACTTCATTTTCTTGAACCACACTCATCTTTTCCTCCAATGTCAAATTTCGCTTTAATAAAATTAAGTTGTTCTTTTGTAAGAATTTTCAGAGCCTGCTTTGCCTTTTCATTACTATAACCATAATAACGTTTGACATAATCAAGATCTTCGATCTTATCTTGTCGGAGCCAGGGAGAAAACCTCTTCTTTTTCCTCAGACTATTTAGCAAAAATTCATATTGCATCCTCTTTGGAAGAAAATTATACTTGTTCATTTCATTCACGAACATAATACAATCAAGATGTCCAGAGAGGCAACGATTGACAATGTATGGAGGGTATGTTTTTTCTATAGAAGAATCTTCTTCAATCAGATTCTTCTTGGTCTGATTGATGCTGTTCAACCAATCCTTCAGTTCTGGGTTCATAATTAAAAAGTAAAAGTTCCTTTCGTTGCTTTTGTTCGCGCATGTATTCACCTACAGAACGCATTGTATAAGTAAGTTCAAACTCACTTACTTCATATTCCTTGAATCGTTCTTTAATAAGTTGAGACGAATTGTAAGAAATAAGTTGAGCACCACTATACTGAACACAGTCAGCAGCAAAATCATCATGGTTGAACCCGCTATGCATACTCCCCCGCTTCCCATAGAGATTACTTCCAATGTCGTAGGGCGGGTCAAGGTAGGTATAGCACTCTTCGTCATTAGTAAGGAGCGATTCATAAGACCAATTAGTAATTTTCCAGTTCTTAATTATTTGAGTATATCCTGGTAGTTTTTCAATGCCTCTCATTGAGAAGTTTGAAACACTTGCTTGTTTGCTGAATGATGAGGATTCAGTGAGACCACTAAAGCTACATTTGTTAATAACATAGAAAGCAGTAGCACGGAATAGATTTGATTCATCATAATTGCCCACTACATCCTTTGCTTCTAAGAATAGTCCTTTTGCTGAAGCAGGATCAGGATATCTAGACTTTAATTCTTGAAGTCTTTTATATAGGGCATATCCATCATTTTGAAGAACCACCCAAAAATTATAAAGAGGTTCATATAGGTCATTGACCCATACATCAAGGTGAGGATACTTCTTGGTGATATGAATGGCGACACTACCACCACCAAGAAATGGTTCACGATACTCTTTATAGTCACGAAGATCTGGGATGTATACATCCATTTTTTTACATGCTCTAGACTTCCCGCCTGGATATCTAAGAGGCGTCTTTAATGATTTCATAATTCATAATCAACAGGATGATATTTCAAAAATTCCCAGAAAGTCATCTTCATTTCTTTCTGAGTCATACCACAATGTTTTGCGGCAGCAGGTAGAGTCATTTTAGCACGAAACAAACCAAAATTTGCTTCATTCACAAGTTCGGGAGTTGTTTTAACCTTTGGTTCCACCAGATTATTCATATTAATGTTTAGAAGACTCATGTTCAATAAGCGAGTTTACACTTTCGGACATTACACGATAACCAGAACCGACATAAAGTTGTCCAGCAACAACAGCAATTGTTGCGATTCCCCAGAAGACGTAATACCACTTAGATTTTACTTGTGCCCGAAGTTTCATTTTAGAGAATTCTTCATGAATATCTCGATGATGAAATCTTAGAGATTTATTAATAAGTTTATCAATTTTCTTTTTCATTTGAACTCACACTCCACCATGATTTCAGTAAGACATGCAAGCATATTTAT